GCATGTAGTTTCGTGCCATGATTCATTCCTCCATGATTTCTGTTTTTGTCCGAGGCTCAAGCCTCGAGGACGCTCCCGGCGAGGCGGTGAACCTCGTCCCAGCCCATGTTGGCGAGGTCCTGAGTAGACGGGACCTCGACAGCAGTGACCGACTTGCGGAAGGTTGGTGCTTCCGCAGCAGTGGAACCGATGTTGTCGATGCGGGTGCTGAGGTCGCTCAGCGCCTTTTCGATGTTTGCCAGTGGGGTGCGAGCGTCGAAGGAAGACGCAGCGCGCGCCTCAGCCTCAGCGTTCATTTCCTTGGCGAGGCGGTCAGCGAAGACGTTGCCAAGGTTGCCCTTGAACTGCTCTTCGATGGCCGCAGCCTTGTAGACCGCGTAAGCGGCTTCGAGGTCAGAAGCGCTGACGTCAGCCGGAGCGAGGTAGCCCTTGGAGACTTCGCCGCTACCGCCGGAGTTCAACTTTCCAACGGCGTTGGTGGAAGGGGAGCCGCCTTCTTGGGCACGTCCCTTGACCTGACCAGCGAAGTATTCGGCACCGTCACCAATGGCCTCGGGCGTGGAGCCGAGGTTGGCCTTGGAGATGTCGTCAAAGTGAGCGCGAGCCGCCATGGTGTCGACGCCCTGAGACTTCAGGGTGTGTTCCATCCACGAGAGGTACTCGCTGGAGATGACGTCGGAGAACTCGTCGGACTTGGCATACATGCCTTCCTTCTTGTCTTCGCTCGCCATTTCCTTGCCTTCGTCTTCTTCAGACTCAGGCTTGTCTTTCTTGCCGGCCATGTGCTCTTTCAAGCCTTCAGGCATTTCGCCCTTTTCCATGGCGTCCAGTCGGCCGTTCAGTCGGTCAAGAACGCCGGAAAGGTCGTTCAGTACGTTATCTTCGTTCGTCATTGTGGTGTCCTCCTTCAAAATTCGGAATGTGGCCTCAGGATTGATGCCTTTCTCGCAAATGGTCACTTCGTGTAGTTCCAACTTCGAGATTTCGGTGTAATCACCGTGACTGGCGTCGCTCTTGCGCATGCGCTTGAACGCCTGTCCCCCGATGCTGAAGCCACGAAGAGCCCCCTTGCGAATTTCAGACGCGACTTCGCGCGCCTTCTCAATGTCGTCGCGCAACTGAATGACGACAAACATGCCGGCGTCGTCGACACCGGACTTCCAAACACGGCCATCCGAGTCCACGTAGGATGGGATGACCTGTCCAACCTGAATGTTGGAGTGAGCGAGTTGCACGTTGCGGAAACCATCCGCCTTCATGAAGCCGTCAAAGGCGTCACGGAGGGCGCCACGGGTGATGAGGTCGCCCTGCTTGTCCACCATTTCGACGGACGCGTAGCCAGCGATGACGAGGTCATCGGCCGCCTTGAGAATGCTGATGCTCCCGCCGTGGTTGACGGCGGAGGTCCTCAGCGTGGCGGTGGCCATTGTCTTCAGAACCTGTCGTCATTCTACTTAACTACCTACGAAGAACAGCCTTGTCTTCTGTGATGTCCAGAACACCTGCTTCTGTAGGCACGCTCATGCGCTTGGGAGGCTCGGAGTCCTTCGATTCTTCTTCGATGTCTTCGTCCTCTCCGGGGCGCTTTCGGTTGTCGTAGTCGGGCATGGTCTTCTCATCGTGGAGATTGGTCGGACCCATAGGAGATTCAATCGGCGTCGCGTAGTCGAAGCCCAGACCCTTTGCACCTGCGTTGGCTGCACCTACAGCACCGATGCTACTCTTGAGAAAACGGTCGACAAGTTCCAAACCTTTGACGAGCACCTTGGCCTTCTGACGACTGTCCCACCACGAAGTGTCTTTGACCTTCTTGGGTTCAATGAGGGGCTCAGCCTCCTCTTCAGATTCATGCACCTCCTCTTTGATTTCGAGGTTGGCCTTGAGCAAAGCACCCGCTACTGGTCCCCAGTAAGGTCGCTGACTTTCAGACAGGCGAACGATGTAGCGGTTGTCGGCCAAGGGGCTGTGCAGCGTCCAGATGCCGCCAGATTCTGTCGCTTTGTAGAGCACGTCGCCCTGTGGCATGACAACCCGGACACCTGTACTTGCGCGCTCAACTTCAGACAGCCACTGAGGGCCAGCCGACTTGGCAAGCATGCCAAGCGTTTCGCGGCTAACCAGTGCCTCACCTTCGGCCTCACCTTCAATCTCAGAGCCAGTCAAGGTGTAGACGGTGTCCAAGTCGGCACTTTCGACGCGAGCGACATTGGCGACATTAACGCGAACGTGGTCACCTTCGTTGAACTTCTCAGGACTGTTGAACGCAACGCCCACATCCATGTAGGTCTCTCCCTGTGATTCGACAGCGCGGTTGCCAATGGCTTCCTCCTGTGTGATTGGTCCGGTGCCAAGTCGATACGTGTAGGGGCCGGGGCCTCTGCGCTCAAGCACTCGAAGCACCACGTCTTGACCGGGGCGTAGCATGACCCACTTGGGATGGCGCATTTCGCCGGCCATGTAGACAGACTTTGCGTCGCGCAGCAGGATGTTCTGATGATTCTCTTGCAGCGATTCGACGGCAGCCTTGAGTCCGGCATCGTCTGTGAGTCGAGTGTCGCTTGCACTTGGAACGTGCACGTTCTCAATACCCTCCATGCCACCGCGCAAAATCTTGATGCGGTCATTGAGAGGGATGTCGTGAACCTCTTTGTCTGCAAACTCAATGACGTCGAAGATGTAGTAACCATCCTCTGTCTTCACAACGTCTGCATGGTAGTCATGCTCAGTGACTTTGCTGAAATTCTCTTTGTCTTCATCAGAAAGGTCAAACGTTTTCGAGGTGACCTCGTCATCGTCCTTCTCAACAAAGCCTCGCTCGCCTTCCGGCATGTGCGAAACAATCCAGTCGCCTGTGAAACCGCGCAAGTGCTCCAAGTCTTCCAACTTGAAGATGCGGTGCATTGGCTGAAGCAAGGGAACCTTCGGACCCAACTCTTTGCGCAGGATGTCCGGGTTGGTCAGGTCGGCCAGTCCCAACTCAGACTTCACCACGTTCGTGCTCCCCTGATGACGCGTGAGCCCTGTTGACGTCGGCTTTGTGTGAGCAGCCTGTCGCTCAAGCGTGTTGAGTGCTGTACGAGCACCGGCGTGGTCAGGATGCTTCAGCATGTGCATCCATGCGGCAGGGGCGACGGCATTCCAAATGGTTTCCGTGGGTTGGACAAGTCGCATGGGGGTGCCCTGTGCGCTTGGCATAACGCTGACCTCGCCGTCGAATCCGATGCGGAAATTGAAGTTCGGATGGAACAGGTCGCCGTATTCGTGCGCCAAGCCCGAGGAATTGTACAGACTGTGGACTGAGTGCCCGTGCGGACCTGCTGCATCGACCGGCACGGGTGCTCTACCGCGCTTCGTTTCTGTGACCGACGAAGCCGCCTCGACTTCAGGTAGGAAAGTGACGAGGCTGTCGAGATGCTGCTTGGTGTTCCAATACTTGCGCTCGCGCTGGTTGCCGCCGCCAGCAGGCTTCTTGGTCAGAGGTTCGGATTCACTGCGCCGTGAGTCCGCGTTATACGCTTGCGTGAACTGCATACCCAATTGCTGGTTGCGCTCATCTGCCTGATAGCCGATGGTGCGGTGAACGCGACCAACACGCAATTGCACTTCCTTGTCGTCCTTGGAAGCGCGCTGCCTCTTCATCTTCTCGGCCTCGGCAGCGATGTCGCGGTCAGGATGCAGTTTCTCCATCAACTGACGCACAGACATCACAGGCGCAGGCGGCAGGCCCGCACTCATTCGTGGAATGATGACCTCTTGCAGGTAGTCGCTTGCCAACTTCGTATCGTGAGGAGAGTTGGCGTCGAGACCAAGATGCTGGACCAGATTGTTGAACGTCTCTCCTACGTCTGCCATGGGGTCAAACTCGAACGGCTCTCCATGCTCATGCCCAAGGCTCTTGATTTCATGACCGAGGTCAGCGTGCCGCTTCTGCCCCACCTCATGCTCGGTCGTGCCCATGGTGTGGATGCCGTGCGTTCCGTGAGGGGCAGCGTGAAGGAACTCGTTGCCCATGCGAGCCAGCATGCGCATGTTGGCCTCGACCGTTTCGTGAGGCAAGTTGGGGTTGAGGATGTGGTCCCGCGTTTCGGGGTCCATGCGGTCGACGATGTGCCGCACGGCTTGACCGATGGCGTAGTCGTCAGCACGGAGCCGGTCGGCGAGGGTGTTGCGTTTTAGATGAACCGAACCTCTTGCACTGCCACCAAGGGTCGCAGTCACATGAGAACCAGTCTCAGACAGCCCTGTTTCGAGACGAGCCAACTCTTCATTGAGTTCGGACATCTGGTCGCGGTAAGCCTGAAGTTGACTTCGCGTCGCACCTTCGCTCTGAGCCTGAGCCATCTCATCCTGCAGCGCTCCGACACGCTCAGCGAGCATGAAGTAGCGCTCATGCTCTTCGGTCGCAGGCTGAGCCTCGCTGATGCGTGGCTCCAACTCGCCAGAGGGGGCGGAGCCCGCAGGGAAGTTGACGCCGTAGTTGACCATCACGTTGGCATCAGGGTCGTCGTCCAGAGGCGCCTCGCCAAAGCGGTACATGCGACGCTCGTGAGTCGAGTGCAATCGCTCTTTGCGACGAGCATATTCTTCTTCCAACTCTTGCTGGCGACTCTCGGGAGCGACCCGCATGCGTTGTTCAAACTCAGCGTCCAATGCCGCCAGTTCGCGCGCAAGGTCTGCGGCGGCAGGTGGCTCATCCCGATGCTGCAACTCCTCCATCTGCGCGTCGTGGTCCGCCAGACTGGACGTAAGGCGACCGCGGTCATCGGTCAAATGAAAGACGTGCTGCTGCGGGTCCATGGGGGCACGAGCAAAGCCCATCATGGTCGCAATGGCATGATGATGCTGACTGTGATGCTTGTCGAACGTCTCCTCGTTGTAGGCACCACCTGCAACACCGAAGGGGTTCTGCCCAGTCAAGTGCTCTGATTCTTTCCCAGTTCTGCGGTCATGAGCGAGCGTTGCAGCCCGACCGTCGCCAGATTCACGGGCATCGTGATATTCGCGCGCCAACGTGTTGTGGTATGCACCGTCGACCGTGGTCGCGTGGCGGTTATAGTGCGCGTTCTGACCGCCTGAGCCCTTGATGCGCGACGACACGGACACGTTGTGCGGGTTCATGGTCGAGCCCGCGTCAGCCACGTCGCCCACGTTTTGGACGTTGACGACCTTCTTACCCTGCATCATGCGGAACAGTTGCGCTTCACGCTGACCAAACGGCCCGATGAAGGGAACCATCGAGGCTCCCTCATCTTCGTGACGTGCCCTGATACCAGTACCTGTGCGTGAAAACATTAGGCTGTCTTCCTGCTTTCCGCGAAAATTGGCAACGCCGGTTGGCGATTCGACAGGTTTGAACTGTGTCGTGGTCTGAGGGGCAACCTCTTCACCATAGAACTCAGCCAACATCCTTGCTTCTTCGTCAACCTCCCCTTCGACCTCCTCCGGCTCGAACAACTTCGTGTGATGGTGAAGCAGGTTGAACAGTTCGTTGGGGCGCTTACCCATGCCGCCACGCATCCACGGCTTCTTCCAGAACGTGGCCAACGTCGTGTGGTCGCCGTTCGCATAGCCGTAGTGTTCCGGGTCAACGTGCGTACCGAAATGGAAGATGCCGTGGTTGGACGCTATACGAGACGCCGAAGCGACCTGCTTGGCTGACTCGTCACGACGGCGGAAAATCTCGTCAATCTCGTCCTGTGTGAACACCTTGTCGGGTCGGCTGTGGAACATACCGCTGTCCAGTCCCAAGTAATGAGGTGCGCCAGCCGGCAAAAGTTTC